TATGCGGCCTACCTCGATGCGGTGGGCCCTTCCGCCCTTGATCCCGAGGGCAATCCCATCAGGGCCCCGGGGGCCTACGGCTCAGCTGAAGCCACCGCCAAGTACCGGGCCATTCTCCGCGATGCACAGAACTTCCTGCCACCTGAGGAGGTGCAGGCCTGGCAGCAGCGGTTCAGCACCGACCTGGTGGAAGCCCTGGCGATCGGCGGGGAGTCTGCGGCGGCCCTGCAGGCCATCGTGACCGGTGCCAACGCCCAGTTTGCTGGGGCCAACCCACTGGCCATCCGTGCCACCACCCAGGCCGCAACCGCCTTCATGGAGGGCGAGGCGGCCCGGTTCCGGGATCAGATCGCCCAGATCGTGAGCGAAGGGGTGGCCCGTGGTTGGGGGCCCAAGAAGCTGGAGCAACAGGTGGTCGCTGCACTGGAGGGCACGACCGATGCAGCAGGCAAGACGGCCCGGATGGGACTACGGCAGCGGGCGGAGGTGATCTCCCGCAGTGAGCTGGCCAATGCCTACGTCAAGGGGGCGATCGATCACAACCTGAAGGAGGGGTTCGCCTTCATTCGGTGGGTCGCCGCCACCGATGAGCGAGCCTGCCGGTGGTGCCTCAGCCGCCATGGGCGGATCTTCCCGGCGGATCAAGTGGTGATCCCTGCTCACCCGCAGTGCCGCTGCACTCCGGTGCCGCTACCAGCGGATGAGGTGCAGGAACAGGATCCCGTAATCCGTGACACCCTGCTCGATGGGGAGTTTTGGCGGGAGGAGCACGCGGCAGGCGTGAAGGCTTTTGCCAAGGCTGAGGGGATCAGTGAGGACAAGGCGCGGAGCCTGCTGCAGAAGGCATTGAACGCACCCACGGCCAGTGAGCGGTACCTGTTCCCTGATCGCAAGGCCAGCGTGCCACCGTCGGCCCCGCTGGATGCCCCGAGGGATGGGCGGACGTTCAGCGAGGTAGTGGGGGAGCTGGCGGCCAGGAGGGCGGCGGCCAAGGGGTGAATGGTTTGCCGAAGGTGCGACATCCCCTCCGTGGAAGGAAACCCTCCGGCCCTTGCATCCTAAGCCACTGCGCTTTCGTAAGCCACCACGGCAAGCTAGGGAAACGCAACAGCAGCAGATGCCCCTCGATCTCCGGGCGTTCCTTGCGCTTCATGCCACCGTTGGCGCCAGGGATGAAGATGCCACCCGTCAGGTGCTTCGTGATGTGGCCCTGAATCTGGAGCGCCGCACGGCTCACAAGGTGGTGGCGATGTTGGAGCGCTCCATCGGCACGGGGGCCAGAGTGTGGCTGCAGGGGCTGGCCTGAATCAGGCCTTACTGCGGCGGGTGCGGGTGGTGCCCCGTGATTTTTCGAGCCGCTTGACCTTGGCCTGGGCGCTCTTGACGGCCTGATCGGTCTTGCCGCCGCGATACATCTTCAGTTCACGAACCTGGCTCCTGGCGGCCTTATAGGCCTGCTTGGCTGCGTTGGGAGCTGCCTTGCTCATTTTGGCGGGCTTCGCTGCAGGGGTGGCCTTGGCGGCTGCTGCCTTGGGAGAAGCGGCACTCTTCACCGTGGTTCCCCGGCCCATTCCTCGCACGGCGGCAACACTGCGATTGACGGTGCCCTTTGCGATGGTGCCCTTCGGGGCTGAGACACCAGCGGTGCGCACGGCAGGGCCACCACCCTTGCCGCCGATCCTGCGTCCTCTCGCGGTGGCACCGCCAGCAGATCCAGAGGCAAAACGACCTCTTTTGTCGCGTGAGTATCTCCGTGCCATGGCGGTGCCGGGGGTGGCGTGTACTACCTCAGATTTCCTGAATCAGCTCAGCACTTCTTTTTCGGCTGCCTACCTTGACATCTGCCGCGCTTGGCTGGTGCCGCCGCCCATCTGAGCAACCTGGGCGTCAAGGGTTGCCCTCGCTTGGTCGCCTCAGCTGCTCATTTATTTGTCTCAGCTGCTCGTTTTTTTGCTCCAACCGATTGGCCAGCTCCTGGAGACGTAACGCTGTGGATTGCAGTTGGCTGGTCGTTGAATCGATCTTCCGCAACCTTTCTTTTTCGCTTGCCTCAGGCTTGTTCATGGATCTACGGGAAGGTGTTATGGGGTGACTGGGGCAGCGCCTGGCCGGTGCCTGAGCTTTCCCGGAAACCTGAGCCAGATCGTGCGGCGCCATGGCTATCCCGACCCTGAACAGCCTGTGGCGGGCTACCACAACGGATGACCGGGAGCTGATCCGTGGTTATGCCGGCTGGCCCCTATCGGTTTCCAACCTGACCGAGCTGACCGCGATCATGAATCGCGTGGCGATCACCTCCACCGCTGCTGTCGTGCAGGTGCAGAAATGGATCGACGAAATCGAGACACTGGAAAGCGACTGGGCGGACAAGGTGGAGAGCGGCACGGCGCACCTGGGCAATGCAGCGAGCTACGAAGGCCCCGCCCCTGGCAGCAGTCTCACCCGCGACGACCTGAAGAAGCGAGCCGATGTTCTGGAGTGGGATACCAGCCTGCTGCGAGTGAAGATCGACAGCGGCGGCGCTGGTGGGACGGCAGGCGCTGTGCTCGGCGGTCGTTTGGTCGACTTGAAAGGGCGGATCTTCCAGACTCTGGGGATCGAGCCGGTCGGACGCGGCGGCAGCGGAATGGCGCAGTTGATTCGGAGCTGAACTGATGGCCACCGACTTCGCCCCCTACGCCAACCTTCGGATGCTGTGGCAGCCGCCCGGCACCATCACCAGCTTCCGCTCCGGCGTGCCCGTTGCGGGCCCTGCCGTGGTAGTCGAGGCGTTCGCCAAGGGTAGTGGTCGCAGTGAACAGGATCTACCGGGCGTGAAGGCCGGTGCGTTGATCTTGGAGGGCTACATCACCCGCTGGGCGCTGCTGGGTTCCGCAACCTGGCAGGCGGCTGGTTCTGCCTTCAGCTGGAATGAGACGGGCTTCCGGCCTGCCGGGATGCTGCCGGGGGCCACGGGGCAAGCGGTGCTCACCCACCTCACCCTGCTGCCCACACTGGCCGATGGCAGCGAGGTGGGGCAACTGCGGATTCTGGAACTGAGCCAGCCCTTCGGGATCGGCGGGATTGGCACCGAGCTGCGGGAGGCACTGGGTGACAAGTTCAGGGCAGCCCTGTCCACTGCGATCTGAGCCATGAGCATCCGCGTCAATACGACCGTCAACGGCCCCAGCCCTGGGGAGATCAACACGATGCTGCAGGAGATCGCCCGTAACACGCTCACCGAGCTGTTCGGTCGCTATCAGGCATCGTTCAACCCATCAGCCTGGCCATGGCCACGGGAGACGCAGAGACGGGTGGGCACCGTTGGCAGCCCGCGCAACATCGTCGATCTCGGGAGCCTGCGGCAGAGCGGCCATTATTCGTTCAGTGATCCCTTCACGATGGAGGCCGCCTGGAGCGCTGACTACGCCACCGCCGTGCATGAAGGAGCCCGCCTCCGCAATGGGACCATCCTGCCGGCCAGGCCCTGGACCGATGCGGTGAGGGGCACGGTGCAGGCCTCGGGGATCACGCCTTATCCGCTTGGCCAGAAGCTGCAGCAACGCGTCCTGAGGGTGGTTGCACAATCCTGAGGCGGAAAGCTAAGCCGTTCGGTCAGGCTGACCCGTGCCGCTTCCCTTTGTCACCGCTCCAGAGATCAAGGTCGAGCAGGTGGGGGACGAAACGACGGGCATTCTGCAGTTCCCGGTGTTCAATTCCCTGTTGGCCGGGGAGCGGATGCTGCTCGATGACATCGACTACCAGAGCACGGTGAACGAGCAGACCCACCGGCTGGCCCTGATCATCCGCGAGATGGATGACTTGCCTGAGGCCACCGCCAACCTGGTGGCGGCCCGCCTGATGGCCAAGCACATCGGCATCCCCGTGGTACTGGAGCCCCTGGAGGACATCATCCGCCAGCGTGAGCACCGCCTAATCCGTGAGATCGACAATCGCCTCTCCGCTCAGAACGAGGCCCAGGTCACCCGCCTTGTCACCGCCGCGATCGTCTACCGGCTGGGGAAGGTGGACCCAGACTGCGCCGCATGGAGCGACGACGACACCCGCAGCCTCACCGAGGGCCTGCGCAATACGATCTACGCCTTCATGCTCAGGGAGCAGCGGGGTGGCGCGGCACCAGCTGACCCGGAGGCGGTGCTGCAACAGATGGCCAACAGCCTGGGAAAGCCCGACCTGCCCCCATCGACTGGGGAGCCATCTTCTGGCAGCTTCAAGACCTCTGGCCCCACAACCGAGCCTTCGCCCGTGAGTGCTTCGCGTGGTGCCCCGAAGCCTTCATCTTCGAGGCCCTCGAACAAGGCAGCCGCCTCCTGAGGGAACGGTTGCACGCGGCGGAGCGCCCGATCGCCAACCTCCACGCGTGGTACGCCACCCACCACCGGGACACCGACAAGCGCAGCGATCCCTTCACGATGGAGGAGTTCTGCTGGTTCATGCCGCCAAAGGATCAGGAGCAGCAGGAGGGGCCACCGGCTAAAGCTGGGGCAGCGATGCTGGCCCTGTGCGAGCGGCGCCAGGTGCCGGGGTTCGCCATGGGCTTCTATGACGTCCTGGCCACCGCTGGTGAAGGGGTGACCCCACCCACACCACAGGCGCTGATGACCGCTGATGCGATCCTGCTGGCCCCGGTGGAGCACGTCGATGGCTGGCGCGGCCTACTACTGGCGGAGGACAGCGCATCAGGCCAGGAGCGGGCCTTCAGGTTGGCGGAGGATCCGGCGGTGGTGGTGACCCTGCTCGTTCCGCCCTCTCCCGATGCTGCAGCGCCAGCATGGGCGGCGGCAGATTCATGGCTGCCCACCGTGCAATCTCCTGGTAGCACTGCTCCACTGCTTGAGCTGCGGCCTGGATCGACTGGAAGTAACCCAAGCTCCAGCGACGACCCGCCCACCACACCCGGGCCTGGTACGGACGCTTGTTGGCATGGGGGCAGTGACTGACACCGCGAGGGTAAGAGGCCATGCCTGAGCTTTCCCCCCTAAGCCACTGGCGGGGCTTAAGCCATGGGGAAACCTGCGAGGTAACGCACCGGCAGCGCCGGAACAATCATGGCCCAAACATGGGAACAGGCCTACGGGTTCAGGTTCTATTTCACCCCGATGAAGTCGGCATCGGTGGATCTGACTCAGGTGGCCCTCGGCGGCTTGGGCACTGGGAAGTTCATCGACAGCAGCACCACCCAGTCAGCTACTGCCACGGTGATCACCGCCGGCACGGGTGACACCTTCGCCCTGGGGGTTGGCACCAAGGCGATCACTAATGCGGCCCTGGCCTCCAACGTGGTCACGCTGACCTTTGCTGCTGCCCATGGCATCACGGTGGGTAAGAGGATCGCAGTGAAGGACCTGCCTGCTCCTTTCACCAGCCTCAACGGGAGCTTTGTGGTGGCCTCGGTGACCACCTCTAGCCCGTTCACGCTGACCTATGCCCTCACCGGCACCAATGTCACCTCAGCCGCCGTGAGCGCTGGCGTGGTGGCCCCCAGCCTGCTGCTCGATGGCACCGATGCTCCGTTCCGCCTTCTGGGACTGAGCAACATTCAGCCGAGCAACAGCACCACGAAGGAATCGGTCGTCATCTATGACGATGAGGCTGGGTCGTATGAGACCCCGATCCCGACCAGGCGCTCGAAGGATTGGAGCTTGGAAGGTGCGATGAACTACTCAGATCCCGCCTGGCGTGCCATGCGGTTCTGCGAGGAGTACAACGTGACCGAGAAGCTGATGTGCAAATACGCCGTCATCGGCCCGAACAACGGCAAGCAGGTGGAGTACGGCTTCGGGTTCTTCGAGAACTACCAGCCGGACCAGGCCGCCGGCGGGGTCATTAAGTATAAGGTGAGCCTGGCGGGCTACGGCAAGGTGGGTATCGATCTGCTCTGATTATGCCGATCACAGTCCGGGGGCAGACGTTTGATGGCTACAACAAGCCCAAGCGGACGCCCCAGCATCCAACCAAGAGCCATGCCGTGCTGGCGAAGGAGGGTGATCGCATCCGACTGATCAGGTTCGGGCAGCAGGGGGTTAAAGGTGCCGGCGATCGCCCTCGCACCGAGGC